TTAGTTGAAATATATCCAATTCAAGGAGAGACTGGACATAAAAATAATGAATTATTAATATTAGAAATTCTTATTTTAAAACGTTTGTTAGTTGAGATGTCTCCATCAAGGACTCTAACATTCGGAGACAAAATAGATGACCACTTAAAAAATTATATGGACGCATTTTATTATGATTATTACGTAAAAAATTCAGCATTAACTGCTACACCAGAAGTGGGTTTAGATAATGAAGTATCTGATAATCCGGATGTTTCCCCAGTAGATGTAACAGAACAAGAAAGAATGGCATTAGAAAAAGAAGCCGAAGAGTTTTTTGAAATGTGTGAAGATTGCGAGGATGATCCTTCAGATGGTTCAGATGGGTCTGGTGGAATGGAGGGTGGAGGAAACACCCCAACTGATGAAGGTATTGAGATGGTTCCATTAAAGACGGAAAAAGCTATAGAAAATGTAATTCCAGAATCACCTATTGCTTCTACTTCTATACAGGAACCAGTTTTAGAGGAACAACCTGTCGTTTTAGAGGAACCTGTTGCTTCTACTTCTGTAGCAGAACAACCAGTGTTAGAGGAACCTGTTGTTTCTACTTCTGTAGAAGTTGTAGAAAGTTCTAAGGATCCTAACGTAGATATAATAGAACAACCAAGAAAGACAGTAATGCCACTGTTATTTGATAAAATGAAAAAAACATATCAGAATAATATGTATACAATAAAACAGTTACAAAATAGTAAAATTGAACCTATACAATTAGACGAACAAGGACAAACAGTAGATAATTTATATGAATTATTGAGTTTAAATCAGACATTAATGCACAAAAAAGGCACTAAATTTAATTTACCTGCTCCAAAATTTAAGTTTATTATTAACAATGCCGCTAACGTTGGTGCTAATATTAATGGAAACAAATTGTTCTATCTAAACAATTTTGCTACAGCTGTTACTGAATGTTTAAACGATATAAAACAAACAGTATATGATGAGACTGGTGTAAATCAAGAAAAATTAGAAACAATGTTGGCTTCAACAAATTCTGAATTGGATAAAATAAATACAGATATAGCAGAACAATACGTTACCCCAATTTCACAGTTAACTTCAAAAAAAAAAGCTGGAACCATAACAATAATAGAATATAACAAATTATTAGAATTAGCATATAAATTGGAAGAGACTAAAAGAACCCAGATAAAAGCGTTAGAAAACAAAATATTTTTATTGGAACAATTGAAAACAAATCCAGAGTTTTTTAGTGATTTTGAACAAAATTATAATAAATGGTTTAAAGATAGTCAACCAATTTTTGGTCTATATCGTAATTTACAAAGGGGTATTTTTTGTCCAACTTCGTCTATGATGGATGCAATGGATAATTGTTCATTAAAATATAATTCTTCAGAACCAAAAGAAGTGGGAACATCTTATTCTGAAATAGTTTATTCCGATGAAACTGGTAAAAAAATATCATTTGGAGGAGTTGTATTAAATTATAATGAAAACGTTAATGGAAATGACGAACTAACAGCAAAACTATATTATGATTTGGTCTGTGAAGAAGGAGGAGAAAAAGATGTAATGACTCTTTCGACACTTGGAATAAAAGTATCAGAATCGCGTGATTTAAACGCCAGAGTAGCTTACAGAAGTGTAATTGAAAAAATAAAACAAATATATGATACTGTATATAGTGAGGCTACATCTAATTCAGCGGAAGAAACAGCTGGGGGTCAGCGCGGTGGAACATTGGAAGTTATCAAGACAATGTGGAAAAATGTCCAATACCAATTTGATAAGCTAAATTTCAATAACTTATTGTCATCTACTATCTTAAAAACAATGGGTGATTATTTGCAGGAATGCCAAGCGTGTTTTAAATGGGGAGGTTACGTCAATAATTATGATTTGTTTCCTCAAGAAGTTCTGAATAACAGAAATTTTAAAGGAAATGAAAATAAACAAAATGGTATAAAACATAAATTAATTTATAGGAGTGTTAGTAAAGGAGGAGCTGTTATTCCATACGATTTAAAAGGTAATGGGTTAAGACTTGGTATTCAAGGTGATAGGCCTTCTGGTTTCCGTTCGATTTATATTCTTTTAAACGGAAAGGATGGCATAAACGATCAATCTATAACAGGATATATGCTTACATCGGCAAGTCAAAATCCGAGTAGAACTCTATTGGTATCGAGAAATAAAGGAGAATTAAATAGTAACGGATTAATGGGTAATGTTGTGTACGTTACAAGAGAATTACAAACACCAGATAAAAACGCTTTATTAAAATCTCTAGAATTTTTGAATGTAAAAGATAAAACTGTAAAGTTAAACGAGGTAGCAGTTATTCCGGATGTTTCTACATCAACAATAGAGGGAACTGATAATAGTTCTATTTCTTCTGGGTTACTAAAAAATCCAATGAGAACAATAAACCCTTTGAAAAATAGCTCATATGCCGATTGGTTAGATTATGAAACAGAATTTGTCCCTTCACAAGCAAAGATGGAGATTGAAAATGAGATGACCGATAAAGAAGAAGCAAGAAAAAAAAGAGCTGAAAGCAAGAATAAATCTAAAGAAGCAGAAAAACTACAAAAGGCGGCAGAAAAACAAAGACTAAAAGAAGAAGCGGATGCTAAAAAACTTTTAGAAAAACAGAAAAAGGATAATGTCAAAAATGCAAGGGCAGCTTTAAAGAAAAATCCAAATGCTGAAATAGCTCCAGAAGTTCGTGAAATAATAGAAAGAGAAGACACTGAAAAAAGATTACAATTGGAAGAACAAGCTAAGGTAAAAGCAGAAACTAAAGCAAAAACAGCTACATCATCAGCCGAAAGAAAGGAAAAAGAAAGAATACGACTTGAGAAAATAAACACTTATAGAGCCTCAGAAGAAGGCATTAAAATAGTTACTCAAATAGAAGATTTGGAGGAAAAAATAGGACAGTTATTAAGCGAAATTAAATCATTAGAACCAAAAAAGAGAACAGAACCAATTAGTGAAGAAAACATGTCTATAATTCAAAATAAAAATACAGAAATAGCTAATTTAAATAATGAATTAAACAATTTATCCAATACTCTAACTGTAAATGCTTTAAATGAGAATGACCAAAATGCTAATGACCAAAATGCTAATGACCTTATGGGAGGAAATAAAAAGTCTAGATCCAATAGACCAACTGTAAAACCTCAATATAAAAAATACACAAAAAAACACAATAAAGAATATAATAAACTAACAAGGAGACAACAAAAAAAAGTGAGACAACCAAGAAAGACCAGAAAATATATTCTAACAAGTATCTAGATAGATAACATTATTATAGAGAGTTATAATTTAATCCCAATTAAACAATCCATAAAATAAATATTGATAAATATGAAAAATAATTAAAGTGTTATAATTAGTTAAATATTATATTGTATAATATTTAATAATGAATTTGTTAGTTACTGGATGCTGTGGATTTATTGGTTCAAACTTTGTAAATTATTATTTGGATAAAAATCCTAATGTAAACATAGTTAATTTAGACGCAATGTATTATTGCGCCAACGAAAATAATATAAAAGAAAATGTAAGAAAGTCAGAACGCTACCATTTGATAAAAGGTAATTTATGTTCATTTGATTTGATTTCAAATATTTTGGAAATTTATAAAATAGATACTGTCATACATTTTGCAGCACAATCTCATGTACAAAATTCATTTGATAATGCGTTACAATATACACACGATAATGTAGTTGGAACACATACATTGTTGGAAGCGTCCCGGAAATATGGTAAGATAAAAAAGTTCATTCATATTTCAACTGATGAAGTGTATGGAGAATCTATGATATCTGAGAATGAAGAAAAGAAACACGAAGGATCAGTATTATGTCCAACAAATCCATACGCAGCAACAAAAGCAGCCGCAGAATTGATTGCGAAATCGTATTATCATTCATTTAAAATGCCAATTATAATTACTCGTGGAAATAACGTATACGGCCCTAATCAGTATCCCGAAAAACTTATTCCAAGGTTTGTTCAACAGCTGTTGCAAGAAAAACAAGTTACAATCCAAGGGGACGGCACAAATGTAAGAGCATTTTTACACGTAAATGATGTGTGTTCTGCCCTAAAATTAATTTTAGAAAAGGGACAAATAGGAGAAATTTATAATGTTGGAAGCGACGATCATCAAGAATATACCGTTACGCAAGTAGCTCAATTATTAATTGAAAAAATCAAGAAAACTAATGATTATGGTAAATGGATAACATACATAGAAGATCGTCCATTTAATGATAAACGCTACTATATTAGCAATCAAAAGGTAAAAGATTTAGGCTGGATAATTGAAAAAGATTTTGATACAGGACTAGATGAATTGATTGAACAAATGATACCAACTTGTAGTGTATAAATAAAAATAATAACAAATATTACAGTTTTTATGTTTGTTATTATTTATCTTGAATTGTTTTTCTTTTTTTTAATGGAGTTATGTCGTCGCCTTTTTTGTGTTTTTCTTTTTTTAGAACTAGTTCTTTTAATTTGTTTTCGTTTACGTTTTCCGCCCAATATTCCCGTCAAAAATAATGCCAACGCAGTACCAGATAACAATCCGGTCGTCGCCACTCCAGCAACAGCGTTAGGATTATTAGAAACTAAATTATATGCATTGTCTTTCAATTGGCTTAATTTACCTTGACTTTGACCTTGAGTTGGATTATCAGTATATTGTGATTGATTACCATTTTCTGGATTACAATCATCAACATTGTAGGATAAATTAAAATCATTTAATGTATATGTGTTTTTTTTTAAATCAACATTTAATTTAAAACTATATTTTCCACAAAGGTATTCAGGATCATACATTTTATTATAAGAAATCATTAGACTAGTGTTAAAATTAAAAATAATACGTTGTTCTTCCTTTGTTAAAATAATATCTATATTTTTTTTTGCTGATACTTCAGTTGCTGATTCTGGACTAACTTTATTACTAATATAAAGAGAAATAGTTTGACTGATAAAATTAAATAAATCTTGACACATAATAGCATCTATTTTTATTATCATATTTTGACTTATTTGTAATTCATTTTTAGACATTTCTCTCATAATATATAAATTAAAGTTGTCAGCTGTTTTATAATTGTTATCAGGCACTACAATTCCTTCTGGTAGATCTACCCCATTAATTTTAATGTTTACTCGAGAAACGTCTTTACCAACCTGATTTTTGAATGCACTTAGTTTTAATTTTCCTTTATTTATTCCGTCGTTTTCAAAATTATCAAAACTTTTAAACAACAAACTATAAGCTATGAATTTATCCAAACTCATAGAACTATTTTGTTTAAAACTTGTAACTATATTAGCTATTTTTTCTGGTTTAAGTAGTTCAGACGGAATAGAAAAAATATCAGTTAATTCTATTTCATTTTGATTTAATCTTATTTTTTCTTCTTTGTCGGTAACAAATGGTTCATATAAATTTTTTGTATATTCTATAAATTCTGTGCTTGGTAACTGTTGAGGATTTTGGTTTACTATAGTTTTTTCATAATTCGAGATAATTGCTTTGTTTCTAATATCTGTATTATTTCTTAATTTTCTTGTTTGATTATTACTTGTATTTGTTGTATTTCTATTTGTTGTATTTCTATTCTGTATTTTTCTTATATCCATATTACTAATATAATAACAATATATAAAATAAAAAAGACATATTAACACTAAAACATTATAATATAATTATTTAACGCATCTATTATAATTTTACGCTTCATCTTCTTCATTATCTTCTTGTTTTATTTTTGTTGACTTTTTCACATTATCTTCTTCATAATCATCCTCTTCTTCCTCTTCTTCCTCTTCTTCCTCATCTTCATCGTCTAAAAGTTCATCGTCTACTTCTACTTCTGCTTCTTCTTCTGGTAGCTCTTCATATTCAGTACCATTCCACTTAACATTTTTACAATTGAATAATTGGTTCATATTAATAACTTCCGGTTTATCTTCAGAAGCAACTCGAGTAAATAATGTAGTCACTTGACTATCATCTCTAAAACGAGCACTGTATTCCTGTTGAATATTGTTACGTCCAATGCGACCTAGTGCCTGAATAATTTTCTCTTGAGTTAATCCAAGATCCTTACTCAAATAACCGTGACAAAACTGATAATTTGTTCCGTAAATATAGTCACTGTCCGCGATAATTAAATATAATTTTTGTTGATCAGCGAGTTTTTTCATAATTTCAGTATATGCAATACTTTTATGTTCAGTAAATACTCCAATTCCTAATAACAGCAATATTTTCCAACTGTCATCAACATCTTTCAATAACATAATCGACATAATAGTTTCTTCTTCAATGTTGCTAGTAAATGACCCAGATGTTCTAAGATTATGAGCCCACTTATTCAAATGCGTCAATCTGTTAGGAATAAATAGGTCATCAAGTGTAGCATTTTTAACCATACTTTTCAGCATATCAATTTGATCTTTCATTTGCATTATGTTTCTATCTTCCGACTTATTAATAAGTTTATTAGCAATTTTAGATTTTCCTTTATCTTTGTTACCCTGAAGTTTTTTGGCTTCCTTAGAATTATCTGCTGAACTACCAGACATTTTTGAAGCAATTTTACTTTCTTCAAATTCTAATGTCCTTTCGATTGTGTCAATTCTAATATTGAGTTGATTATTATATTCTATTTTTTCCATAATATTATTCATTACAACCGCAGGAATATTTGCTTGTTGAATACAGAATTTTGCGATTTTTTGTAGGTCGTTAGCTAGAAATATAGTTGGTCCATCTGTTAAAGTATAAGCATCTTTTGTAGTAATATATACTCCAGAACTTCCAGGAGGATCTAAGTCAGCATTTGAAGTAGAACTAGAATTTGGAGTTTGAACACTACTTATACGGGTAATTGGTTCGCCTGCTCTAGAATTAGTTATGGCAGGATTTAAGCTATTAGCTTTACGTATAGCATTGCCCTTTATATCTATAGTGTTGTTATGATTAATTCTTTTTGTTCGGAACATTTTGAAGTTATTAAATACAGTTGTCCAAGCACTAGGAACAATATTCTTTAAAACTTTAAGATAGTACAATTTAATACTCTTCATATCAATATCATTAACAGAAGCAAAGTTTCTATCGAATTTAGATGATCCTTTATTATAATTATTCGTTTCAACATAATATATAAAGTCAGAAGCTTCTTTCAAATCAAAATATCTTAACAATGTGAGATTGTCTTCACAGTGAGACACAACTTCTAAAACCTTTTTATAATCTTCGTGAAGATAATGAGGCATAACAACATAACCATTGTTGTCAATTAAAGGAATTGTTTTACGACAATCGTGACTCACAATATTGTTAATTATAGCATCAGGAAATTTCTCTTGAAAATCAGATATAGTCTGAGTTAGTTCGTGCATTTTAGGTAAGGTCGCTGAAGATAATATAACATTTGGAATAATGTTGTCTTTCCAATTTTTCTTAATAATTTTATGTAAGTCATGATTTTCATAATCCATTGTAATTGTCGGTTCATCCCAATAAGTAATAATATCATTCGCGTTATTAAACGATAACATATAGTACATTGAAGATAAATACGATCGAATGTCACAAATTATAATTTCAACCTTGTCTCCAACAGTGTTATCGACTTTTCTGATACGACCGCTACGTCTATCTCTTGTAAAATCCTTAGCAGCAAAGTAATGTAATCTTACATCTTCCGCGGCAGAACAACCAAAAGCGAAGGCAATTTTTTTATTGATTGAAATCGCTGATCTGGCAAGTGCTAATCCGACGTGTCTAGCAGCACATACAAAGATAATTTTATATTTTGAAGATAGACCTAATGGAGTCAATGTTTTTCCAGTACCTGTTGGTGCTATATACAGAATCAATTTTGGTTTAGGTGAACGAACAACATTATATATTTCTCTTTGATGTTCATATAGAATTAAATCACTAAATTTAAGTAAGTTGGTATTTTTCTCAATAAATAAAACAGAATTTTGTACAATATATATTAGGTCAATCTCATTTTCATAATTATCTAGAAACGCTTGAATAATGGATTTAAGAAAACAATTAACTTTGTCGACATTATTTAATAGAAGTTTGTTAAGAGTGTAATAATGAAACATCCATTTTTTATCATTTATTTTTTTATATTTTACCATCTGATCTAAATTATTATAAAGTATGAATTCATAAATATTAGTATTCACTGTATCAATTAATTCACTATCAAGACGAGCTAACCGAATTTGGTCTCCACTTTTAAGGCGAACAATTGTAGATACGTTCACGTAATGTATTTTTTCAGTAGAACTTAATGTTTCACTCTGTTCCGAAGTCTTAGAACGCTTAGCAGAGTTATCTGTCCCGAAACGAATAAATGTAATGTTATTTTTAATAATAATATCTTTTATTTTATCAGCAAAGAACTTAACATATAGAAATTCTTCAATTTGGGGATTATATTCTATCTTTAAATGAGTAAAGATAGAATCGGTCTTATTAACTTTTAAATGGACATTTGAAAATCCATTTGTTATTAAATGCAATATTTCATTTTCAGTCTTAGAAACGGGAATTTCAATAGAGTCCCATTCAGACTTAGATAGCTTTCTTTGTTTTAGATCCATTATTTAATAATATATGTATTATTCTTTAAGTCATTTAAATAAATGATTTTAATAATTCAATTTTATTTTTTATAAGGGTTCCAAATTTATATAAACGGGATTAATGCCTTAAAGATACAATACAATATACTTGATTATTAAGATCTTTAAAAATAAAATTGAATTTAAAAAAAGATATAATTATGTTTATATATTCATTATTACACTATGTCAACTTATAAGATTGTTTCTATTGAGGGAAATATTGGTTCTGGTAAATCAACTTTATTAGAGAATTTAAGAAAACATTATAAAGACGATAGTCATGTAGTGTTTTTAAAAGAACCAGTTGATGATTGGGAGAAAATTAAGGACAAACAAGGAAATACAATGCTAAAGAAATTTTATTCTGACCAAGACAAATATTCATTTGCTTTCCAGATGATGGCATATATTTCAAGATTGAAGATTTTAAGGGATACTATAAAAACACTAACTTCTAAAAATAATGAACATTATGTAATTATCACAGAACGTAGTTTATATACGGATAAACACGTATTTGCGAAGATGTTACACGATCAAGGAAAGATTGAAGATGTTTGTTATCAAATTTATTTGAATTGGTTTGATGAATTTGCAAAAGATTTCCCCATTAATTATACTGTATATGTAAAAACAGATCCTAAAAATTGTTATGGAAGAATTCATAAGAGAGCTAGAGAAGGAGAAGAAGTAATTCCTTTGGCTTATTTACAAGAATGTCATAATTATCACGAAGAATTTCTAGATGACCAAACCGGAATTAGTTCAAAGAAATTGTGCATCGATGGTAATGTCGATATTTATAAGAACGAACAAATTGTTGAAGACTGGTTATCACTAATTAAATTATTTGTTAGCAATTGAAACATTTCTTTATATTCAAAAAAAATATATTAAAAATTAATTAATATATTTTTTTATGGAACCAATTGATTTTATAGTTGAATGCCCTCATTGTAAAAATCCGGTTTTAATTGAAAAACTAAATTGCTGTATCTTTCGTCACGGAATTTTGAAACATAACGGAACTCAAATAGATCCTCATAGTTCAAAAGATTTATGCGATTATTATATCGAAAAACAATTAATTTTCGGTTGCGGTAAGCCTTTCCAAATTGTTCCTAATGAAAATTCAAAAAATAATGATGATAAATTTATTATTGTTATTTGTGATTATATTTAAACGTTAAAACTTAAAATCAATAACTACCGGATAATGATCTGAATCCCATTTACCACAATATTCTTTGTATCCGTGATAAATATATATGTTAATTATTTGCTTGTCTATTTTGGAAGTAACTAACACGTGGTCTATCATTGACAAATCTTTTTGAGAAGTTGTATTACAGTTATTATCAGAATCCCACCAATCGCTATATCTTTGACTTTGCCCAATTCTATAAGCAACATTTGTTAAAGTATAGGTTCCCTTTTTTTGACCATCCAATCCCTTCATTATATCCAAAACTCTTGAACTAGGTTTATCCGAATTTAAGTCCAACACTTCTGCATCATAATCGTTCATATCGCCAAGTAAAATTACTTCATAACCTTTTTGAATATACGAACTAACAATATTTTGAAGAACTTGTGCTTGTCCTTCTCTTTGAACGCATCTAGATGGATCCGTTGGAATGGCTAACAAATGTGCTCCTATCATTGCTACATTCATCCCTCCTAAATTAAATTCCGTTATATAATGTTTGGATACACCGGTAGTGCCTGAAGCACTAGTTGTTCCACATTTTGTTCCAGAAATAGGATATGCTACTTTCTCTTCACTACGATATAAATTTACAAGAGGATCTATGCGGGTTAACATACCGACATTTTGACCGGTTGAGCTATCAGTGCCTTTCTTTAAATATGGATTATAAGTTGGATCTAATTGGTCTTTCAATATATTTAGTTCATCACAACCTTCCACTTCACATAAACTAATAATATCTGGCTGTAAATAATTTATTACATTGGCAACATATGACAAATGTGTTTCAGCATCTGGAACAGACTTCCATGTACATCCATCTCCAGGACAATCCATAGATGAATAGTAATCAATGAATAACCATTCTACATTGTATTGAACCAATCTCAATGAATTCTTGTCTTTTCTTCTATCTCCAATTGAAGATACATTAGGACATTCTGTATCTCCTTTTATGAAGGGACTAAAAGAAAGCAATAACGAAAAAAACAATGCTAGTAAACTTGTAGGGAGCATTATAATATAATTATATATTTTATAATTGAAATATATTTATATTATAATAAAATATGTATAATAAAATGGAAGAAAAACTGTTTAGTATAATTATACCTGATATACACCATAAAGTAATACAGCCTTCCCCTAAAAATGTAGATGTGTTATATTTTGATGGTTGTAGTAAAGGTAATCCAGGTCCATCTGGAATAGGAGCTGTTTTATACAAAAATAAAATAGAAACCTGGTCAGATTCGAGATATATTGGAAACAAAAGAACTAATAATGAAGCAGAATACTGTGCGTTAATAATGGGATTAGAAAATGCTATTAGAAGTAATATAAAAAAATTATCGGTTTGTGGAGATAGTTTACTTGTTATAAATCAAGTAAATGGAGTTTATAAAGTAAAACATATAAACCTACTTCCATTATATGAAAGAGTTATCGAATTAAAAACTCAGTTTACTCATATTGATTTTACTCACGTTTACCGTAATGATAATAAGAGAGCAGATCAATTGTCTAATATAGCATTAGAAGTAATAAATAGAGAACTTTATGATAATTTGGTAAAAGATAATATTACTGATGATAATAAGTTGGTCAAACACAGTTTTCTGCCAAGTATTAATGTAAAAAAATAATGTAAAAATAATGTAAAAATAATGTAAAAAATTTAATATTCAAGTAAAGCTATATTTAATAATTGGCTAGGCTTATATTTCAATAAGTCTACTTCTTTTTTTGTTGTTGGGAATAAATCTTTACCATAAATATCCTGCATTAATAACCATTCAAACATTCCTCCGGTATAAACAAAAATATTATAAAATCCTAAAGACAATAATTGTTGATACTTTTTTTGTACACTTTCATCATTACAATTTTTCCCATAAATAATGATTCTTATATTTTTATTTTCTTTCAAATATTTGTTTATTAGTGTTTCTTCTTCTTCTGCAAAAGTCGTGTTAACAATTAGACATTTTTGATCTGACGGAGACATTGTGTTTATAATTAAATATATCTCTGGATTTTTTATGACAGTTTGCATATCTTCGTAGTTTATTTTTTTCATAGATTGTATATTACCCATATTTATCTATATTGTTAATTTTTAAATATTATATCAACTAATAATATTTAAAGTAAAATTAATCGTAATAGTAATTATTGAAGTAACTTTATAAAATCGCCATTATAATAATGGAAAGTTAAAAAAGATATTAATCCAAATACAACATCAACTAACAAATATATCCAAGCAGATTTATTACCCATAATTGCATTACTAGCAAATAATAAATATAATAACCCATGAATTGGTCTCAAATCATTCCACCATATTTTGGATCCAAAGACTTCGGCACCAGTTTGTCTAGACCCTGTGAAATAAATATATAAAAACCCAATAGCAGGTAAAAGAGCTAGATATCCCAAATATTGTAAATATGGGGGATCTACATTCTTTGCTACGAAAACAAAGAGCGCTCTAGTTCCTATACACCCAAACAAAAATAATAAAAACCGTTTTTGTATTGTATTCATTTATAGAATAAATTAATATAATATATTTAATTAAATTGGACTAGAATTTCTACCTTTTCCTTTTTAATACTCTTAGTTGCTGATATAGATAATTCTTCGCGTTTCTTTCTTGTTTTCGAGTTATCGACAATTATCTCTTTTCTTTTAGATGTGCTGTTACGACTATTCATATCCTTTTCAATAGTATCATAATTTTGTTCAATATATTCGATTACTTTATTTTCTAGAGCCCATTTAAAAAAATTCAATTGTCCAATAGTCGTTTCAATAAATTTACCTTTGGTATAAGGAATGCTAATACGGTCCCATCTACAAAATGGATCAAATCTTTTCTTACTGTACGCCTTTAACTTGAGTTTATAATCATCATATACTTTAAAACGTCTAGAAATATTGTCAATAGTTTGTTCAATCGTGTATAACGTGTAATATTTCTTGGCATAATTTGTAGCAAACCAATCAACGATGCGTAGAGATATTTTAGATTCACCAGTAATTATTCTCAGCATTTTATCTAAATTGTTGTTAGGATCATAACACCCATCTATCTCAGTAGTATAAAAATGTTGCAAATTCTTTAGTAATAGATCATTTTGAGTTGTATAACTAGAGTTGTTCATTATTTAAGTGTTCGGATAATTTGTTTAAGTAGTTTTTATGTTAATATTTATTTTTTAATTATTTAACGAAATTATTATCTCTGATAATATTATTATGAGTTCTTTTATGGATACATATTTTGGTCCTCTATCTAGAGAGTATTGTGTCTATTTTTATGCTTTGTCGATAATATGCGGTATATTATTTGTGTCTAGTGCTATTTCTATATCATATTTTATGATTATGCACTTTAAGAAGGTGAACACTATGTTTGTAATAAATTCGTTGCTAATATTATTTAACACATTTTTGGCGTATATTGCTAACCGATTGCTTCACACAATGTGTGTTAAAAGCGTTTAAAAAGAGTTTACACCCTTGAGGATTTAAAATGGGACAAACTACCAATTACAATTACCACAATTACCATCATATCTACCATCATCATAATCGTTTGCTTTACAATCATTATTATAACAATCCATAAATCTATGATTACAACTCTCGCACTTTACTCGTAATGAAATACCGCACTCTTCGCAAATATCAAACATAAAAATATTATTTTTATTTTCTACACAACTTTTATGATATTCAATTTTACAATTATAATCTACAAAAACATCAATACATTCTTCATTTTCTAAATAATCTTTACATATAGGGCATTTTTCAGTTTCAAATAGACATTTAATGTGATAATAAACAACATTACTATCGTAGTCTAATGACTTTACAAAGTTTTTGTCAAAATTTGTATTTTTATGTCCAAATTTATAACATCTTTCGCAGTAAATTATACTGTTTTCCAAATCTTCAAAACAATTTACACAATACAATTTATCATCTACTTCTGTAAAAGTCGTTCCTTCAGCAAAATCTGAAAGAGTTTCTTTTTTCAAACAAATAAAACAATAATCATCCATAATATATATTTTAGTGTGTTACATTTAAGTATTTTTACCCCATTTTAAATCTTCAAGGGTGTAAAGCATTACAGTCTTCTTTTGCCATTAATTCTAGTTCCTCTTCTTCACTTTCTTCTTCCAACTCTACTAATCCGTGCATAAAACTAATTTCGTGTTGGGTTAAATGTGGTTGCCTTCTTAGTATATCCCCGTCACTTAAATATCTGTCTTCTTCACAATCACCGTATTTTTCGCCATTACCCCCAAATATCACATATTTGGCACACATATAAGCTGTTAACTTTTGATAACGACTTATAACTCTTAAACTAGGACATTCGTTTTGTAAAGTATATAATATCTGTGCTTCATCATACTTAAATGGGTTATTACGTAAATCTCTATCTGATAAAGTCAAAAATTCTCTCATATATTATTTTGTTAGTTTATATTTATATTTATTTTTACAAAATGAAATTTTTAAATGGATCAGATACAATATAAAGATATAACAATTTATATTGTATAATGGAAAATACATATATTAAAACAGATAATAACAGAATTATAAATGAAAGATGTATAACGTGGATACAAAAAATGAATGATTGTTTAGAAGTTTGCGTCAAAACAGATGGTTGTAGTATTCGAAGCGGAGATACTCATAGAATATGTAAATTCAATAATCCAGATAGTTATAATAAACTTAATAAACATTTTGAGTAAATAAAAACAGATGTAAATCTTTAAATGTGTATATAAATATTTATTGAGAATTTTCTTCATTTGAGTTTTCTTTAGCTCTTCCTTGAGTTGTATTAATTGGCTTCAAAAACATATCGCGAGTAACTATATCATTTACATAACTAGATTGTAAAAATGGATTTACTCCACGTTGGGCAATCATTTGACGATCCGCCATTTTCGTGTCGAGTGTTTCACGCCTTGTTCCACTGGAATTTTGATTTCTTGAAAACATAGAGTTCGTAATGTCGATTAAGTCAGAATCTTGATTAAAAAAAGAGTCATCTGCTAAAGATTGATTAATAGCATTTGTTTGACTGTCGTATTCGTATTCAACGTTCTCTTTCTCTTTCTCCTTTACGTTTTCTTTTTGTTTTTCTGGTCTAGCGCTCTTATAATATGCTTCACCTGTACTCCATTTCCAAGTATTCATTATTATAATACTTTTTTAAAATAATGAATTTATAAACTTATTATTGACCTTCCTTTATAATTACCATATTCTTCGTGAACATAAATGCATCTTTGTTAGTTCGTCTTCGTTTCAAATTACATTCTAAACATGCTATTAATAAATTACCACTATTATGTCCTATATCATTATTAATTCTGTCAAGAGACCATTGTTTCATTTCTCTAACTCTTTCATACAAAATATAGACTTCTTGAGAACAATATTTACATTTCATTTTACAATCAAGTAACAGTTCAATTACTTCGTTAAATTTAATCAAGCTATCTTCGTTTAATCTTTTCTTTAATATGTCTTGTTGTTTATAACCATATATTTTTGTTTTTATGTGTGATGTTATTAATGCTGTATATTTATTTTTTTCTAATGTTTCATTCTTTATACATTCTAAAATATTCAATTGGATTTCTTGAGATAGTTGCTCTTCATTTAATCCCCACGTTTGGGTTTCTACTCTCATTTTTCTTTCTTTTTCGTAATTTATTTTTTTTGTATTCGTATTCGTACTTTTTTGTGTGTCTGCAATAATTATATGTTTTGTATTGCTGGTTTCATTATTGGGATAATCCATCATTTCCTATAGCCTATACTAACAAAAAAGACTTTGTAATAAAACCTATATAAAAAGTATATGTAATATAACTGTTTTATAATATATAAAGAAACTGAGTTAAAATCTATTTGATATAATATAATATAAATGAGCAAAGAAACTCAACAAAGTGACTGTAACGAACTTAAAACATTAAAATATAAATCTATGTTACTAAATGGTATGCCTTGGCCCGAAAATAAGTCAACTACTGATCTAGCCAATTTAGACAAATTTCTTGAAAATGAAAAAATAAATAATGCCGGTGAACCTTGGAGCAAACTTGATAAAACAGCTAAAATAAAAAAACTTTCTTTTTTTGCTGATAAATACAAAGAACAAAATAATTTATCTGAACTTGAATATAAACAACTTGTTGTTTTTTTTAGAGACTGTTTGGATAAAAAAAAATTACAACGCGTAAAAGATGTTAATTATAACAAGGAAACTGGCGAAGTTAAAGATATTCCCGCGTTACATTTTAATAAACCATCAAATCACTTCACACTTAAAAATGTAGATAAACGTGTTTCAACAGTACGAGGTCTAGCCCCTAAGAAAAAACAAGGCACCGCTAAAAATATAAAGACAAGTGATAGCGATACTGAAAACGATGATTAAAGGAAATAAAATTGATTTATGTATTGATATAGAAACAAATTTATATATTATAAAAGAAAAATGACTGAATTATTAGATATTACAGATAAAATTCTTCCAGAAGAAGACCCTAAATTCTTTAACGATGAAGAATCGTTAGAATTGTATCAAACTTGCATCTATCTTATGGAAGAATTTATTACAGATAATCCAAAGATTATTTCTGAACCTGATTTTGATGATACATTTGATGAAAATATTAAAGAACTAATGCATTCTCATTTTGATTTTGATATATTTTATACAGAAGAAGCGGAAGAAGAAATGGAAGATATTATTGAACACGCAAAAACGGACTTCTTTAAAGATCATATACCACCCCGATCTTATCCAGATACTTTTATTTTAGAAGATCCTGATTACGAATATGTTTATACACAATTAAATATTTTAAGAAACAAACCTCAACCAACACAAAGAACTAAAGAATGGTATGAATTTCGCCATAATTTAATTACAGCTTCAAACGCGTATAAAGCATTTGAAAATCAAACCACGAAAAATCAACTTATTTATGAAAAATGTCAACCATTAAATCAAAATTTATATATAGATGGCGATGAAGAGAACGAAGATAATGAAGATGTTAAGGAAATAATTATGGTAAACACTAATACTACTTTACATTGGGGACAAAAATATGAACCATTATCCGTTAAATATTATGAACACGTTTATGGCACAAAAATAGAAGATTTTGGCTGTATTCAACACGAAACAGTTATGTGTCTTGGAGCATCTCCTGATGGTATAAATGTAGATCCAGAGACAAAACGATATGGTCGTATGTTGGAAATTAAAAATATAGTTAATCGTGAGATTGATGGGATACCTAAAAAAGAATATTGGATACAAATGCAACTTCAAATGGAAGTTTGTGATCTAGATGAATGTGACTTCTTAGAAACTAAATTTACTGAATATGGAGATTTCCAGTCTTATGAAAATGACACAATAGATGAAATTTATGAAGATGAAGATGGGTTTGAATTTAATAACATTTGTTTATCAAAAGATAATAAAATGAAAGGTGAAATAATTTACTTTCATACAAAAGAAGGTAAACCATTTTATGTGTATAAACCACTAGATATTATTCATCCATCTGATCTCATTGAATGGAGAGAAAATGTTATTGATTATTATACACAACAGAACCCGCAATATTCATATACATTTATGAAGACACTTTATTGGAAACTTGAAGAAGTGAGCTGTGTGTTAGTTTGTAGAAATCGTCAATGGTTTACAGATAATATAAATGAATTAGAAGAACTATGGTCAACTATAGAAAAAGAACGAGTTAGCGGTTATGAACATCGCGCTCCAAATCGCAAACAAAAAAAGGAAAATATTGTTGATTTAACAACTAAACCTAATGGTGGCTGTTTGTTGCAATTTAATAAAGATACTGGAAAAATTACTGTTGTTAAAAATGAATAAAATGCAATTATTTCCTGTAAATAGATTTTACTTTTGTCTTATATTTCTTTGTTTTATTCTTTTTTGTCTTATTCCTTTTTGTCTTATTCCTTTTTGTCTTATTCTTTGTCTTATTTCTTTTTACTTTATTTTTTATTTTACCACCTTCTAAGTTTAAATTTTCAAGTGTGATGTCTCTAGAAGAATCCTCTATTTTTTGTATTTTAGTTCTTATGGTTTGTAAATTATTTTCAACTGGTTGTATTTTTGCTATGAATTTAGGAGTGAATTCTGTCCCTATTTTATTTATTGGGAACTTCGATTCATTAACTAGGGTTGCATATTCTTTTTCTACATACGTTAGATAGTTATATAATTTCCCTAACAATAGTTGAACCTTTTCATCTTTGAACTCACAAATAATATGTTTTTTATATCCTGGCTCTTCCTTATTTACAATTCGTATTATTTTTGATTTTTCAGTTTCAATATCATATGCATCTTGCAATACATTAGCTAATGTGTCTTCATTTCTAATACTTTCATCTCCTTTAAAACGTTTAACCATTGCTATGTTGGAATCCTCTATAAAGCAATTGGAATAACGTCCTGATAATTTAGAGTTTATTACAAACCCAAATTTAGTGTACAAACATAAAGCATTTGTTATTGCAAAACCACCTGCAATTTCTAATAATCCTAAGTGTATAATCGGAGGACCAAAATACGGAATACTTAAATTTTCTGGTGCTCTTATTTCTTCTACTCTTTGATTATAATCCGTTTTTCTTGGATGGCTTAAAATAGTATATAAATATAATCCTACTAATATATTTCCACAACTATAACATTTTTTTGAACATATCAAATTCAACGCATACGCGTTAGCAAATTTATTACATTCTTTTCTTTGAACAATACTTATTGATATAATTATATTTCCTATTTCTCTAATGTTTGGTTGAATACTGGTGTCAATAATAAATGCTATATCATAATCAATATTACTATCTGGTTTTTGAACGGTTCTTTCTAAAACTATTTCCAAATATCGGGGTATTATATCAGAACAAATATTTTCCTTTATTATAGCATTGCTTATTTCAATTGCTATTTGATAATACGATGTGCTTGGTCCATTAAAATATTCTAATATTTGGTCTAAATTCATTATTGTTTTGTTAGTTAGTTGTGAGGAAATATTAGCCAAATATAAGTCTAGAATTGTTTTTGTAAAAAAGTTGCTTTTTACTTTGGGGTTTACGAGGTCTGGCATTTGTATTTGCATCGACATTGTAGAAGCCGGGTTTGCCCAAGTTGTCTTCATTTTTTTTTTAACTGGGACTAATCTATTGGGATTATAATCATCATCTATTATTTCTTTATCCATAGTGTCAAATTCATCATCTGACATATTATCTATATATGACATATTATCTATATATTATGAATATAAATAATAATTTAGTATAAAATATTCTCATTCGTAGGAATAGAATAATATAATTGATTCGGTTCAGTTCTGAAATATCCAACACGTGCTCCTGGACCTTCTTCTGCTGGATCTAACGGATAAATTTCGTTAGATTTATTTTTTATATCGCGATATAAAGCTCCACAAAACTCTGGTCTTGTACACGTTCCATCATCTGGATTCTTCCTGTAACGTAGATTGTTAGTTACTTGTTTAAAAGATGGTAACGAAAATACGGGGTAATGCCACCATATTGTACTAGCACTATCATTCGATACCTCATTTTTCCCTATTAATGGATAATCATTTAATATCGCTTTGTCAACGGATACAGGATAGCTTCCTTCAGTTTTAGCAAAAGAACTAGTCTTAAATCCTTCTAATTGTTTAATAAAAGGAGCTAAATATATTCCTAACGCTATTACTAATATTAAAAATAGAATACTTCCTAGAAAAGTGTTTGACATTATATAATATACAATAATATAATTTGTTTTTGTTGCTTTTTTATAATTAAACCTTTATAAAACCAACTTAAAATTATACTAACATAACTTACTATAAATGGAAACTATCGGTATGCGCGTTACTAAAAGAGATGGTGGATTAGAAGAAATCGCGTTTGATAAAATTCTTTTAAGAATTAAAAAATTGGGTCAAGAAGCGAATATTCAAATTAATTATCAACAACTAGTAATGAAAGTTATTGATCAGTTATATGACAATATTTCCACGACTAAAATTGATGAATTGGCAGCCGAACAATGCGCATCTCTTTCTACATTAAATCCTGATTATGGAACTCTTGCTGGACGAATTATTGTATCTAACCATCAAAAAAATACTGTTTCCAGTTTTTCAAATATTATTATGGATTTATATAATTTTAAAGATATTCACGGAGAAAATAAACCACTAGTCTCTCAAAATCTTATTAATTTTGTTACTAAATTTTCTGAAGAATTAGACAATATGATTGTGCACGATAGAGATTATTTAATTGACTATTTTGGGTTCAAGACATTAGAACGAGCATATTTATTTAAATTAGGCAATAAAATAGTTGAAAGACCACAGCATATGTGGATGCGTGTTGCTGTTGGTATCCATGGTTATTTAGACAACGATAAATCTCTAGAATTAATAAAAGAAACATATAATTTAATGTCTCAGAAGTTTTTTACCCACGCAACTCCTACTCTTTTTAATGCCGGAACTCCTAGACCACAAATGAGTTCGTGTTATTTATTAGCAATGGAAGATGACAGTATTGAAGGTATATTTAATACATTAAAAGATTGTGCTCATATTTCTAAATGGGCAGGCGGTATTGGATTACATATTCATAATGTTAGAACTAAAGGAACACCTATTCAAGGAACAAATGGGACATCTAATGGTATCGTGCCTATGTTACGTGTATTTAATAATACTGCTAGATACGTTGATCAAGGAGGAAATAAGCGTAATGGTTCATTTGCTATTTATTTGGAACCGTGGCATCCAGATATTTTTGACTTTTTAGAAATGCGCAAAAATCACGGCGATGAAGAGTTAAAAGCCCGTGATCTATTTTATGCTCTATGGGTCCCTGATTTGTTTATGGAAAGAGTCAAAGAAAAAAACGGAAAATGGTCTCTATTTTGCCCCCACGAATGTCCTGGGCTAAGCGATGTGTATGGACAAAATTTTAAGACTCTTTATGAAAAATATGAACTAGAAGGTAAGGCCAGAAAAACGATTAATGCTAGAGATTTATGGTTCGCAATTTTAGATGCTCAGATGGAAACTGGTACTCCCTATTTACTTTACAAAGATGCCGCAAACCGAAAGTCAAATCAGAAAAATCTGGGAACTATTAAGAGTTCAAATTTATGCACCGAAGTAGTTCAGTACTCTGACGCTAATGAGACCGCAGTATGTAACTTGGCATCTATCGCATTGCCTGCGTTTGTTCAAAACAAACAATTTGATTATTCTAGGCTTCACGAGGTTACTAAAGTAGTAACTAACAACTTAAACCGGGTTATTGATATTAATTTTTATCCAACGGAGAAAACCAAACGAAGCAACTTTAAGCATCGACCTATTGGCATAGGTGTTCAAGGTCTAGCAGACGCATTTATTCTAATGGATATTCCGTTTCATTCGGATGCTGCTAAAGAAGTAAATAAATTAATTTTTGAAACTATTTATCACGCTGCTTTGGAAAAAAGCAATGAACTTTCTTTAGAACGCGGTAAACGAATTAAACAATTAATGAATGGGCCTAGATCAGAATTATTAGAAACAGTAGACCAACACGAATATAGCATTTTAAAACGGGAAAATACTGACTTACTTGGCGCGTATAGTTCATTTGAAGGGTCTCCTGCTTCACAAGGCATCTTACAGTTTGATTTTTGGAATATTACTCCCGGAAATCGTTACGACTGGACTTCTCTCAAAAAATCCATTATTGACCACGGTTTAAGAAACTCTCTTTTAGTTGCTCCAATGCCAACGGCATCTACATCTCAAATTCTAGGATATAATGAATGTTTTGAACCATTTACTAGCAATTTGTATTCGAGAAGGACATTAGCTGGAGAATTTGTAGTTGTCAATAAATATTTAATGAAAGAATTGATTGACTTAGGTTTATGGAATGAACAAATAAAAAACAATATTATTGCTAATAAGGGTTCAGTTCAACAGTTAACTGTGTTACCTGAACATATTCGCAATAAATATAAAATTGTTTGGGAAATTCCTATGAAACATTTAATTGATATGTCTGCAGATAGAGGTGCTTACATTTGTCAAAGCCAGAGTCTAAATTTGTGGATGGAAGAGCCAGTATACAACAAACTAACATCAATGCACTTTTATGCTTGGGAAAAAGGTCTAAAAACTGGTATTTATTATTTGAGACGAAAGGCAAAACATCAGGCTCAACAGTTTACAATTGAGCCAGATACTAAAGAAAAGGTTGAAGAAAAAGACGAAATTTGTGAAATGTGTTCTGCTTAGAGTTATTTTTTAGACCTTCTGGATTTTTTAGATTTTTTAGATTTTTTAGATTTTCTAGATTTTTTAGATCTTCTGGATCTTCTTCTTTTTGTTTTTTTACCACCGTTCTGACCATTTCCATTTTTCATTTGAGCCGTTAAAACAGCTGCATCTATGGGTGGACATACAATTAAACCGGGAGACCCAACTCCGGAAGGATCTACACCTGCTGGTGTAAATTCATTAATAATTCTAACTATTGGATTAATTGGAGACATATCTTTAAGTATCAAATATATATCGGGGGCTCCCACACCACAAACAGGAACATCGTTACTATTCGGTGTAAATTGAATGCCTTGAGACCATAAACGAAAAAATACTCTTAAACACGCGACTACATCAATTAAAGCATTGTGTAAGGCAGATTCATTTGGAGCGTATCCGAACATTCTAAAATAGGCTTCATTTAATTTAGGCGTTTTAAAAACAGGAGGATTTTTATCACGATTATAAGTTTGATATATTTTAACTAAATTTGTTGATTTACACGCAGTGCAATAAATTTTATTAGCACTTTTTGCTGTAACTATTTCATCTAATATGTCTTTTTTATTATTTCTTGTACATTCCGCTAATAACATATTAATGTCAAAATTCACGTTATGGCCAGTTACTACAGTAGCATCCCTAAAAAAAGTCATAAATTCTTCTAATGCTTCTGCTACATTTACCCTATTTGCTTCTAGTCCAGCTCTTATAGCTGTGCTTGTAATAGGATGAGCCGTAGCTAAGTATTCCTCTGTTGTAAATTGCGAAGGCATATTTACGTAAATATCTCTTTCAATTGTTTCATTTGTATCCATATCAAACATAATGTAACTTAACTGCACTATATAAGGCCACGTTTGTCTATAATTTTCCCATAAACTAGGATTTTCGTCCAATGCCCTTTCTTCTGCTCTTTTTGCTTCTCTAATTGGTCTCATTCTAGCATTATACTTATAAGATGTTTCTCCTTTGTTATAAGGATAATCTTTTTCCATTATTTGAAATGGGGGTAACCCAGTTGTCTCCGTATCAAATACAAGTACTTTTACCATTTATATAATAAGATAAAAAATTATTATATAATACATTTTATTAATTACGTGATTTTCATATCTAAGCAAACTCTTTACAAATCCCAAATGTTTTTCTATGCCATTTAGTAATACCGTGCTGTTTAATTCCATCCATATGTTTTTTAGATCCATAACCTTTATTTGAATCTATTCCATAATGTTCAATTAATTCTGGGTTCAAAACACATAGGTCTTCAATATATTTATCCCTTTCTACCTTTGCTAATATAGACGCGGCCGCAATAGCTGTATATTTATTATCACCTCCTTCAATTAATTGATACTTTATAGTCTCCATTTTAGTTTTTGTTTTGTTTAGAGTTGTATATGGTTTAAAATAATTACCATCAACTAACAATAATAACCTATCTAGATTTACGTCTGTCAATTTTGTTAAAACAGTTTTTATACATTTGTGCATAGCGGATTGTGTTGCTTGTAATATATTAATATCATCTATAGTTTGTTCATCTTCATATTCTACTGCCCACGCTGTCGCATTTTCTTTTATATATTCAGCGACTTGTTCAATCTTTTTTTTGCTGTGAAATTTTTTACTGTCTTTCATTTGAGAATGATCGAAACTGTCATCTTTAGGTAAAACAACTAGGCCAGCATAAACTCTACCAAACATTGGTCCACGACCTGCTTCATCTATTCCCAATTCAATAATATTAGTATTGTTATCAAAACAAATTTTTAAGGGCTGTTGAATATTTCTCTTCTTTTTAACAACTGTTTGTCCTTGTTCAACTGTTGACACATTATTTTTTGTCCTTATTTTAGAAATAGGTGTTATTTCGAAAGGTTCTTCATTTACGTGTTCTTCGTCTAATTTTAAATCATCGTCATCATCGTCATCAATAATTACAGCACAAACCCATTCATCGTTTTTCTTTCCAGACATCTTTGTTATATATTTATAAATAATAACAAATGTATAAACAAATCAATTTTTTTACAATTATTTATAAAAAGACTAAAAAGTTTTTTCACAACATAAATTATACAATGAAGGGTGAATTATTAATACTTTTTGTAATTTTATTATTAGGATTAATTTTATGTTCCTTTTTAGGAGGTAAAGGATATATGGAGGGTATGGAAAATAATTCCTCTAGCCAAGTATTTTATGGTCCTAATGGAGCATCTGCTCAGATACAAAGCGACTCAAATGGACAAAATAGTTTGGCTATAACTAACAGTGACGGAACTACATCTATGTATACTACAAATGGGTCTTCTGGAACTACTGCTTCTTCTACTACATATACTGGTCCCAATGGCGGTACCGCTAAGGTAGTAACAAACTGGGATGGGAGTGTAGCTCTTGCTGTAAAACAACCAGATGGATCTGTTCATACTTATAAATTAAGTGATAGTTCTGGTTCTTCTACATCAGATTCTTCTACTAATGGGTCTTCTACTTCTACTAATGGTTCTACTTCTACTAATGGTTCTTCTACTTCTACTTCTACTAATGGTTCTACTTCTACAAATTATGACAACTACAATCACTATAGTGGAACATCGTCTCCAACTATTTATTATGGCCCTGATGGAGGAACTGCTAAGGTGATGCAAACACAGAACAATAATACAATTGTAGTAACAAATAAAAATGGTTCAACTCAGATTTATTACATTGATACGAATGGCAGCGATCCCAGTATGTCTACTTATTATGGTCCAAATGGTGGTTCTGCTAAAATGATTACAGACAGTAACGGAAACCAGGCTGTTGAAATTACTAGTCCAAATGGGTCTAAATTAGTATATACAGGTGATAATGCTTACACATATAACAGCCAAGACGACACCATAAACCAATATGATGCTGATAATAATACAACAGGTTCAGATATTAATGCTTCAACCTATTATGGACCTAATGGGGGCCAAGCGTCAACTGTGACAGGTCCTTCTGGTAACACTTATTCTACATATGATTCATCCGCTTATTACAACTCTCTTCCCCAAGGAATTTCCAGATCACAAATTCCTCCTGGTCAAGAAGATTTGTATATTTTGAAGTCGCAAGTTGTTCCTCCAGTTTGCCCAAAATGCCCCGACCCAATTGTTCAATCGTCTGATAATACTGATGTGACAAAATGCCCTCCTTGTCCTCCTTGTGCTCGTTGCCCTGAGCCTGCATTTGACTGCAAAAAGGTGCCAAATTATAGCGCATTTAATCAAGATTTTATGCCTGTTCCAGTATTATCAGATTTTTCAACATTCGGAATGTAAATGCGGGGACACCCCGCACGCCCCAAAATGATTTAAATGTATATTGTATTAAATATAACACATCTAATACAATTATCTAATGACTTCTAATTTTGAAAATCAGTTGTGTTACTTTTGTGATACGATTTATCCATATCCTAGTTGCTTTATATCAAATTATAATGATTTATGGATATGTGAATGTTGTGAAATGATTATTCCAAAAACAAATATCACAGAAAACGATAAATGTTGTATTTGTTTAGAAAATAAAATTCTAATTAAATTACCTAATTGTATTCATAAATTATGTTTTGAATGTTGTAAAACAGTATATTTTGGTTCTACATCAAATGAACGACCTATTCACTGGAGAGATATTGAAAGTCCAGAATGGCCTTATGAAATTAATTATGACGATGATAATGACCCTGAATATATAAAACAACAAGAGTATGATAATTTTGAAGCAACTCATTTTGATATTAAAACGAAAAGTTACGATGAATTAATAACCATTAGAAATGATTTAATATTGGAAAGACCTGAATGGATGAATACGTCTGAATTTATAAATTATGAAAATTGTATGTTTAATTATCATACTGAGTTTATAAAATCAGAAAAAGAATGGGATACCTATAATAAAAATAAAACAAAAGGAAATGGTATATGTCCTTTATGTAGAAAATAGAATAAATTTATTCCCTATGTTTCATACATTTTTTGTCAATTTGGATGCTTTGTCCCTTTTCGTCCTGTGGAACTATATTTAAAATACAACGCGCTTTCTTTCCATATAACGGCTCAGTACATCCCTTTTCCTTTCTGTTCTTTTGACTAGTTATCTCTGAATATTTAAATACTTTTGGTTTCTCGTCTATACATCTAGATCTAAAATGCTCATAACGTTCTCTAACATCGCAATATGTTAAGTTGGATTTCTTTTTAAGCATTCTATTTACCAACTCATGTAAATTATATATGTAACGCGAAAACGTATCTCTAGAGTCCATAACCTTCATAGTTAAAGGCAAATGTTTAAAATTTGTTTTTAGGTTTTTACGACACGCTCCACACGGTAATACATTTTGTAATGAAAGTACAAAATTCCTATATTGTTTCTTTTCTTCTACACTGGGACTAACTGGATAATTAAAACTTATGGTATGAAGCGTATGCCAAACGGCTGGTCCCCAGACTGTTGTTAAGAACCCGTCGCCTGAATAGAAATCACCTTTTTTAAAAACCCGTTGCTTTTTTGTTTTTCCATTAGACGATCTATTTTTACGAGTCTTTGTCATTTATATTATAACTATAAAAAATAAAATATAAATATATTTTAATGACTTCGTCTTCTACAATGGTTGTTGAATTTGCCAAATCAACTCAAAATGTATGTATGTGTCTTGGTATATCAATGGTTTTTATTATTTTGTTTATTATGACACCACTTAATTCATTTTTATTATCCTCTATATTTGGTAAAGTAATCATACTTACTCTTTTAGGATATACTTTATATTATAATGTCAGTCAAACTAACAAATTCTCCAATAATTTTAATATTTCTTTAATCGACGGAAATTGGGACACATTAAAAACTAACGTTATTTGTAGCTATATATTTTCTGTGTTTTTGGTAGTTCTTATGCTTTCAGTCATCAGAAAGATATTTTGATTTTGTTGTTTCACTTTTTAACAAATCTTTAGGATTAATTGTTACGCTTTTATATTTTTTCGTATAACCTAGACGTATATTATATAACTTCTCATAATAGGCATTTTCGGTTTTGCATTCAGCTCTTGAAACTATTATAAGTCTTCCTTCTGAGTCTCTAACTAACATAATTTAATTATCATTTAGACTTTAAATTCGTTTAAATGATATTGTAAATTATTCTTATTTAATATATATAATGAATTCTTCTACTATTAAACCCGTTACATCCCCTATGGGTGGATTTAACGTTTTAAAAACAGGTGGCAATCCATCTATAATGCAGAAAATTAGTGATTTTATGAACTGGAAAACCATTGCAATAATTATTGTTGTGTTAGTTTTGATTGTTTTTGCTTATTATACTTACAAACAATATGCGGATACTAAAACATCATTTAAGGCAAATCGAGAACATGTTCCTAAAGATCAAAATTCTAACAAAACTGCTACAATAATGTTGTTTTATGTTGACTGGTGCCCTCATTGTAAAACTGCTAAACCGGAATGGGAAACATTAAAGTCTCAGTATGACGGCAAACCTATTAATGGTTACACTATGTCTTTTGTAGAACATAATTGTACAAATGAATCCGAAGAAGTTAGTCAATTGATGGATAAATATAACATTGAGGGATATCCAACAATTAAATTAATTAAAGACAATCAGGTAATTGAATATGATGCTAAGCCCACCAAATCAACTATGGAACAATTTTTGAATACTGTTCTTTAAATTATTTTTTTTGTAAAAAATATTATATTAGAAAATAATATAGAATGACATCTTCTTCTTCCTCTTCCTCTTCCTCTTCCGGAATGCCTACTGCCCCTACTGTAACTAAGCCTACTGATTCTCAAGTTCAATCAAGAAAATTGGTCGAACTCGTAGAGTCATTACAGACAGCGGTAACAAATGCCGATGCGCTACGAGCCGAGGCTGATACAGCACGAGAAACCCTAGCAGCAGCAGAAACAAATGCACAAACAACTCTAACCGCATCAAAAGCAGCCGCACAACTCGCAGCACAAACAGCTATAGCTTCCGCACAAGCAACCGCACTAGCCGCAAAAGAAGCCACACAAGAAAATGTGGCGAAGGCACAAGCCGCTGTAGCTAAGGCACAAGCAGCTGCGGCAGACGCAGCAAAAGCAGAAGAAGTAGCACAATCTGCACAAGCAACTGTGACCACAGCAGAAGCTACAGCACAAGCAAAATTGACATCTGCAGAAAATGCGGAAGAGAAAGCATCAGACTTAGCACAAAAAGCTACTGCAATAGCCACGAATTTAGCACAAAAGAGAATTACTAAACAAGAGTTGAGTTTATTTGCAGGTGATGTTGCTAAAATAGAAACATCAGTCCAAAATTTTATCGAAACACTTGGCAAACCAGCTAAAGTAGATATGATTGTAAAGAGTGGATTAGATATCATTCCCAAAATAATTGATGGTTTGGGAAGTGGTTCTATATTAGTTTTAACACAAGTCTCTAAGGTATATGGTGAATTATCACAGATCAACATTTTAGCTAATAGCCCTGCTTTTGCAGCAACTGCCTATGTTTTTAACAATAAAAATATGTAAAAACTATAGTATAATTAAACCGGTTTAATTATTAGATTATTTTATAAATTAATTATATTTAAATATATTTATTTAAATATATATATGCCGCATGGTGACTCAAATTCTTCATCTGATTCGAACAACATCCAATTGAAAATATTAGATCCTAAACCTGACAGTGCTGATGGTACTACTACTTTTGGTACTGGTCCTAGTAATTCTTGTGAAAAAAAATGTAATGATACAGACGAATTAGCTGGTTTAATTTCGACATTAGAAGAATTATTAGACAAATCTAGTTCTAATTCCAAAAAGGACCATAGTTCTAATTCCAAAAAGGACCCTACTTTTAATAAAAGCAACTGTGACGATATAAATGAATTATCTAATTTAATGGCTACATTAGAAGAATTAACATCTTTAATAGATACCACTAATCCTTCTAATGATAATCCTACTAATGCTACTAATCCTACTAATCCTACTAATCCTACTTCTAATCCTGTGAATCCTACTTCTAATTCTACTAATCCTACTAAACCTACTCCTGTTAACATAGACGCTGAAAGAGAAAATCTTTCCACTAGTGTAGCAACCGCTAAAATTGCAATAGATAGAGCTCTTGAATCTATAAAAAACTTAGAATGTAATAGTACAGTTTTTGTAGAAGTAGCAAGGATGTACGTTCAAGAAACCTACAAAACTGCAAATGAATTTATCAATCTATTAGAAAAACAAGGCTATTCTAATACAGTTATTAGTGATATTATAAATAAACTCAAGTGGGGTCCTGTTGTAAAATTATTCGGATTAGAAAAGTTAGTAAATAATTTAGATAATGAATTAAATAAATCACAGAACAATTTTATTAAATTTTTATCCATAATTAATTCAGATAAAAACTAAATTGGTTTTAGAGTTTCCAAAAAGGTTAATGCGTCGTCTTCTCCCATTTTAACCCATTGTCGTCGTAATTCTTGATTTTGTATTGCTTCTTTTATTGAATCTAATGTTAATGGGTTATTTGTTAGTTCTACTTCTTTCAGTATTAAGAAAAATCTAAGCAAATAGACTATATTTTGTATTACTAACTTGTCAAAACTAATCAAAACATATTTAGAAATAATAATTAATATGTTTTAAATCATTCGTTTAAACGATAAGGTAATTTATTCTTATTTAATATATATATAATGAATTCTTCTACTATTAAACCTATTATTACCCCTATGAGTGGATTAAATGGCTGAACTCCTTCTCTAATGCAAAGAGCTGCCGGTTTTATGAATTGGAAAACTATGGCAATTGTTATTGGGTTTTTATTATTAATTGTTTTTGCTTATTACACATATAAACAATATTCTAATACTAAAACTTCATTTAAGGCAAATAGAGAAAATGTCCCCAAAGATCAAAACTCAAATAAAACTGCTACATTGATGCTTTTTTATGTTGATTGGTGTCCTCATTGTAAAACTGCTAAACCTGAATGGGAATCTCTTAAGTCTCAATATGATGGTAAATCTATTAATGGATATACAATTAATTTTATGGAATATAATTGCACCAATGAATCCGACGAAGTTAGTCAATTAATGGATAAATATAACATTGAAGGTTATCCTACAATTAAATTGGTTAAAGATAATCAAGTTATTGAGTATGATGCGAAACCAACTAAATCAACAATGGAACAATTTTTAAATACTGTGCTATAATTAAGTTTTATAAATATTTACAACCAATATAAATATTTACAACCAATATAAAGATTAGAACTTATTTACTATTATATGGGTTCTTATTTATCAAATAATAATAATAATAATAATAATAATAATAATAATTATACAGA